GATTACATAATAAAGATGACGAAAAAGGTTTTGTAGTTTCAGGTGCTGATACAATCGCTGTCATAAGAGGTTCAGTTGTCAGAAAAGACAGTTGGATGGATATTGTATCTTCACTAGAAAAACATAGTGTTTGTGTAATTAACAGCAGAGAATCAATTAGTATATGTACAGATAAGTATAGAACGGCATTAAGACTTTCTGATTATGGTATTCGACAACCTAAAACTGTCCTTATAAACGACCCTGAGAAATCAGCACTAGCACTTGATAAACTAGATACACAAATGCCTGTGATTATGAAAACTTTAAGAGGCTCAAAGGGTGTTGGTGTATTGTTTATTGAATCAGAAAAAGCACTAGATAGTATTGTACAATTAATTTGCAAACAAGACCCCGATGCAGATTTACTTTTACAAGAATATATTAAAACAGATTATGATGTTAGGGTATTAGTATTGGGTAACAAAGTTTTAGCAACAATGAAGCGACCTGTAGTTGAAGGAGACTTTAGAAGTAATGTATCACAAGGCTCTAAACCAGAAAAATTAAAACTAACAGAATTAGAAATAGAAGAAAGTTTAAAGGCTGCAAAAGCAGTTAATGGACTATGGACTGCTGTTGACTTTATACCAAGTAAGAATAGAGAAAAAGAACCACCATTTGTTATCGAGGTAAACTCATCTCCTGGTACTGAAGGTATGGAAGAAGCAAGTGGTCAAAATATTAGTAAAGAGATTATAGAATTTTTTGCTGACAAAAAGAATTGGGTTAAAGTACCTGGTGAGTGTGGATTTAAAGAGATTGTATCTATCAAACCATTTGGTGAAATCATCGCTAAGTTTGATACTGGCAACTCAGGTATGCCAGTTATTCATGCTGACAAGATGAAAGTTAATGGTAAAAGAATTACATGGTCTTTACTAGATAAAACTATTACAAGTGATATAATTCGACAAGAAGAAATATCAGTAGGTGGTTTAAGAAATCATGACGAAACTAGATATGTGATTAAACTAGATGTCGAGTTCTTAGGCACTATGTACGAAACAGAATTTACTTTAGATGATAGAGAAAATAGAACGCCAATTCTATTTGACCGAGAGTTTATGAGTAAGGTAAATGTTATGGTAAATCCAGACAGAAAATTTGTGGTTACAAACAAATATAGTTTAGATTAGTGCTTTACAACATAACATTTTTATGTTATAATAATATTATGAAAAGGAGAATAAATCATGGCAAAATCACATCAATCAGATAACCCTTTATTCAAGGCGTTACAGAAAAAATACGAAGCAGACATAGCAGCAGCATTTGCTGTTGTAGTTGTATACTTTGACAATTCAGTAGGCATAGGCGAACACCCACAGTTTATTGAAGAAATGGATAAACAATTAGATGTATTAGCATCTGCTGAAGAAAAACTAACCGCATTAAACAAACACTTTAATAATACACAGATATAGTGAAATTCTATACGAGTGTACTGCCTCATAAAGGTCGATTACTAGTTCGTGGTATCGACCATGATGGTAGTCATAAAAAGTTTAAAGTAAATTACAAACCAACTTTGTTCACACCTGTTCAAGAAGAAACAGGATATAAAACATTAGATGGTCGTAATGTAACAAAGATACAACATGAAAGTATGTATGAGGCAAGAAAGTGGATTGACGAATACAAAGGTGTAACTAACTTTGAATATTTTGGTAATACAAGATTTCAATATCCATATATCGCAGATAAGTTTCCAGGCAAAGTCGATTGGGATTTAAAACAAATAAGATTAATTACAATTGACATTGAGTGTGAAAGTGAGAATGGTTTCCCTGACCCAAGTCTTGCAAGTCAACCTTTAATTTGTATTACTGTAAAAGACCATGTAAGAAAAAGTATTATTGTTTTCGGTTGTGGCAACTTTGTTAATGACCGTGATGATGTAAAGTATTATAAATGTTCTACCGAAAGAGATTTAATAGAAAAGTTTACAAAGTTCTGGGTTGCTTACAATCCAGATATTGTAACAGGTTGGAATGTTAAGTTCTTTGATATACCTTATTTGATGAATCGTTTTAGATATCTTATGGGCGATGAATTTGTAAATCAGTTTAGTCCTTGGGGTATCGTAACTTCTAATAGTGCAAAAATAACTGCTAAAGGATTCAATAGAGAACAAAACTATTATGATATTCTAGGCGTTTCAGTTTTAGATTATCTTGACCTGTATCGTAAACATACATTCGTTAGACAAGAAAGTTACAAACTAGATTACATTGGTGAAGTAGAATTAGGCGAAAACAAATTAGAAAATCCATATGATACTTTCAAAGAGTTTTATCAGAATGACTATCAATTATTCGTAGAGTATAACATTCAAGATGTTGAGATAGTTGATAAGTTAGAAGATAAAATGCAGTTGATTGCTTTACATTTGACTATGGCTTATGAAGGCAAAGTAAATTATCAAGATGTGTTTGGTCAAGTTCGTATGTGGGACACTATCATATTTAATTATCTCAAAGAAAATAAACTTGTTTGTCCTGCTGTAAATAACAACGAATACTCTGGTGGTTATGAAGGTGCATATGTAAAGGATCCTGTCGTAGGTTTTCACGACTGGATTTGTAGTTTTGATTTAAACAGTTTGTATCCACATTTAATTATGCAGTATAATATTTCACCTGAAACAATGGTCGGGTTTGAACCTAATTCTGTAAGTGTAGATAAAATGTTAAATCAAGAATCTGATTTATCTCATCTAGACGGTGCTACTATTACACCTAATGGTGCTATGTTTAGAACAGACAAACGAGGTTTTCTTCCTAAGTTGATGGAGAAACTTTACAAAGAACGAGTTATCTACAAAAAGAAAATGATTGAGTGTAAAAAGTTATATCAAGAAACTGGTGATAAAAAACTATTAAATGATATTGCAGCTAATCATAATATTCAACTTGCAAGAAAGATTGCTTTGAATAGTGCTTATGGTGCTATTGGCAATCAATACTTTAAATACTTTGATGTAAGACATGCTGAAGGTATCACAAAAGCAGGTCAACTTGCAATTAGATGGATTGAAAGAGATGTAAATAAATATCTAAATAATTTATTAAAAACTAAAGATGAAACTTATGTTGTGGCTTCTGATACGGATTCTATCTATGTAAAACTAGGTGCAGTTGTAGATAAAATATTTAAAGATAAATCTGATACAAGAAAGATTGTAAAAGTTCTAGATAAGTTTTGTGAAGAAAAACTACAAGTTGCAATTGATAATAGTTATGACAAACTTGCTAAATATGTAAAAGCATATGACCAAAAGATGATTATGAAACGAGAAGTAATTGCTAACAAAGGTATATGGACTGCCAAGAAAAGATATATTCTCAATGTGTTCAATGAAGAAGGCGTTGATTTAAAAGAACCTAAGTTAAAGATTATGGGTATCGAGGCTGTTAAAAGTTCGACACCTGCCCCTTGTCGTGTTAAGATTAAAGAAGCATTGAAAATAATTATGACTAAAGATGAGGCAGCACTAATACAATTCATAGATGAATTTAGAACACACTTTAAAAAACTACGACCAGAAGAAATTGCTTATCCTCGTTCATGTAATAATCTTAAAAAGTATTCTTCATCAACAGACATATATCAAAAGTCAACACCAATTCATGTGAAAGGTGCTTTACTGTATAATAATTTACTAAAGAAAAACAAGTTAGTTAAGTATGAAAAAATACAAGAAGGCGATAAGATTAAATTTATTGTTTTAAAAGAACCTAATTCGTTGAGAGAAAAGGTAATATCTTTCCCTACACACTTGCCAAAAGAATTTAATTTACATCAATACATTAATTATGATGAACAGTTTGACAAGTCATTTTTAGAACCATTACGATTTATCGTGAACGCAATCAACTGGAATTTTGAAAAACAATCAACCTTGGATAACTTCTTTTAATGAAAGAAAACGCATTTACACACTATGAACGAGACAATGAACTATATAGCCGTCTCTTAGCCGCCGCTACAGACGGTAAACTGCCTATCTTGACATCTACTATCTTCGAAAAAATGAACGCTGAGTACGGCAAAGAGAAGATGAGAACACACTTGGCAGACTATATTGCTAGTGAAAAACCAGTATTTCCTCTCAAAGAAATCACAAAAGAAAACATGAGAAAAGCATTTGCTAATCTTAAAAAGTTTGATACTAACACCATTTGCATTCCTAACGAGCAAGTAGAAAAAGAAGTATTTGAAAAGTATGATGATTACAAATACCCTTATAATGAATACGGACTTGGCTTGATAAATGGTGCTAGTACCTTTAATGATGTAAGTAATTATTTCATGCAAGATTTACGACTAGAGTGTAGTAGTTATGGCTTCAGAGCACCTAAAGAAGTTTGGGAAAATGGAGATGCTTATGCTATATGGAAATGTTTAGGTCCGATATGGCGTGGTATTAATGATGTTAAACTAACAAAGATAAAAGAATTAGATGGTACCGAAACTGAGAAATTAGTAGGTGGTCGATTAGATGAAAAGAGTTACATCTCAGCATTTAGATTGGGTACATATATTGCAACACAATTTAAACCAGTTGTTGCAAAAGCAATCTATGATATTACAAATGCTAAAACAGTTTTAGATACAAGTTGTGGTTGGGGTGATAGACTTGCAGGTTTCTTTGCTTCAGATGCTGAAGAATATTATGGTTGTGACCCTAATCCAAATACATATCAACGATATCAAGAACAGATTGCCATATACAATAAACTTTTATCTGTACCTAAAAAAGTTCAGATATGGAATTGTGGTGCTGAAGATTTACCATATCATAAACTACCAAATATAGATGTTGCATTTACAAGTCCACCATATTTTTCTACAGAACAATATAATAAAGGTGGTGAAAAACAAGAGTTACAATCATGGCATAAGTTTAACGAGTATGATAAATGGCGTGATAATTTTTATTTATCAGTTGCAGAAAAAACTATGGAAGTTTCAAAGTTTATGTTTGTAAATATTATGGATCCAAAAATTCATGGTGTTCGTTATCGTTCTGGTGATGAATTAGTGAATAAATTTAAAGATAAATTTCTTGGTCAGATTGGCATGAGAATTATGCAACGACCAAAATCAGATACACTATTTAAAGATGAGCAAGAAAAGGCTGACTTTATGAATAAGATGTTTATAGAAAATGTTTGGTGTTTTGGTCCAGAAACAGACCTATTTAAAAACTCAAGAAAGGCAACTTTAGATGAGTTTTTTGCTTGACAAAGGGCTATGCATAGTGTATAATAACATCAAAAAGAACGTAATAAGAGGAGGTAGATAATGAGTGATTTTTTGAAAGAGGTAATTAAAGAAACTGGTAATGAATATGCTAGTTTAGTATCAGACGGTGCGTCAGGTGATGTAACAGATTTTATTGATACAGGTTCTTATATATTTAATGCATTATTAGGTGGTGGTATACACAAAGGTTTACCATCAAACAAGATAACTGCTATCGCAGGTGAAAGTGCAACAGGCAAAACTTTCTTTGTACTAGGTATGTGTAAACATTTTCTAGACCAAAATCCTGATGGCGGTGTTATATTTTTTGAAAGTGAATCAGCTGTATCAAAAGAGATTATAGAAGAAAGACAAATTGATAGTAGTCGTATGGTTGTAATGCCAGTTACTACTGTTCAAGAATTTAGACATCAAGCATTAACAGTATTAGATAAGTATATTACTCAAGATTCGTCTGAAAGAAAACCATTATTACTTGTATTAGATTCTCTAGGTATGTTATCAACTACTAAAGAGATTGAAGATACACAGGCAGGTAAAGAAACTAAAGATATGACAAGGGCACAAATAGTAAAAGCTGTCTTTAGAGTATTAACATTAAAGTTAGGTAAGGCAAAAGTTCCTCTTATCATAACAAATCATACTTATGATGTTATCGGTAGTATGTATCCACAAAAAGAAATGGGTGGCGGGTCTGGTCTAAAGTATGCGGCTAGTTCTATTATCTATCTATCAAAGAGAAAAGAAAAAGATGGGACAGAAGTTATTGGTAATATTATTCATTGTAAAAATTACAAATCTAGAATAACAAAAGAAAATAAAGTAGTAGATGTTAGATTAACTTACGATAAAGGTTTAGATAGATATTATGGCTTACTAGATTTAGCATTAAAACATAATATATTTAAATCAGTATCAACGAGGGTAGAGTTGCCAGATGGTAGTAAAACATTTGGTAAAACAATTAATAATAATCCTGAAAAGTATTTCACACCAGAGATACTAGAACAGCTAGACGCTGTTTGTGCCAAAGAATTTAAGTATGGAGACCACATTGAAGAAGTCGAAGATACCACCGACACACCAGACGACCAGTCCTAAACACCGAGAAGATTATGTCTTTGTTGAAAAGCCAGGAGAAAACTTTACAGCAATTCAATTAATTAGTGGACCATATGCAAGTATAGTTCTTAAATATGGTAATGTAGGTTTTAGACCAGAAGAAGAAAAGACATCAGATGGTGCTTTGCCTATGGTGTTTGATTATACTGTTATTGAAAACAAAATTACGGCTGATACAGATAGTCAAGAGTTTATAAATCATATTGGCGATATTCTAGTTGTGTTACTTGACGAACAATTGTCTGGAACTTGGTTTGGTGAACAATTAAAAGAAGGAAGTTAATGGAAAGAATTGAAAGAACAGCGATTAGAAACTTAATTCACAATGAGCAATATTGTAGAAAAGTTTTACCTTTTATTAAAGAGGAATACTTTACTGATAGATTAGAAAAAGTATTGTTTACAGAAATCTATAAGTTTGTTAATAAGTATAATAATCTTCCTACAAAAGAATCCTTATCAATAGAAATTAATGGTAACAAATCTATTAATGAAGATGAGTATAAACAAGTTACTGATATATTATCTACTTTAAATCCTGAACCAGTTAATCTAGAATGGTTAGTTGAGACAACAGAAAAGTTTTGCAAAGACCGTTCTATTCACAATGCAGTTTTAAATGGCATACAAATCATAGATGGTAAAGATAAGAACCATACATTAGAGTATCTTCCAGAGTTATTATCAAATGCTCTTTCAGTATCTTTTGACCAGAAAGTCGGTCATGATTACTTACTTGAATCAAAAGAACGATATGATTATTACAATCGAAAAGAAGAACGACTTGAATTAGATTTAGATTTCTTTAACAAGATTACAAGAGGTGGTATTCCATCTAAGACTTTGAATATCTGCCTTGCAGGTACTGGTGTTGGTAAGACCATGTTTATGACACACCTTGCTTCATCTGTTTTATTACAAGGTAAGAATGTATTGTATATAACTTTAGAGATGGCTGAAGAAAGAATCGCTGAAAGAATAGACGCAAACTTATTGAATGTCGGCATGAGTGATTTAGAAGAATTACCTTATAAGATGTATGAAACGAAGATAAATAAGTTACAAAGTAAAACAACAGGCACATTAATTATTAAAGAATATCCTACTGCTACTGCTCACACAGGTCATTTTAAAAACTTGCTTAGTGAATTAGCATTAAAGAAATCTTTTAAACCTGATATCGTATTTGTTGACTATTTAAATATCTGTACTTCATCTAGATTTAAGTCTGGTGCAAATGTGAATAGTTATACAATGATTAAATCAATTGCTGAAGAATTAAGAGGTCTTGCTGTTGAACATGATATTCCTATCTTCTCTGCTACTCAAACGACAAGAGCTGGTTTTGTAAGTAGTGATGTAGGTCTAGAAGATACCTCAGAAAGTTTTGGTCTTCCTGCAACAGCAGACTTTATGTTTGCTTTAATTAGTAGTGAAGAACTAGAAGAAAAGAACCAGATAATGGTCAAACAATTAAAGAATAGATATAACGACCCAACGGTAAATAGAAAGTTTATACTTGGTGTCGATAGGTCTAAAATGCGTTTCTATGATGTAGAACAAAACGCACAAACCGATTTAGTTGATAGTGGGCAAAAGACCTCATCATCTAATGATAAATTTAAAAAACTGGGACAATTCTCAGATTTTAAAATGTAACCAAAAGGAGAAAACAAATGGCTATAAAACTAAATGATAAATGGTATGATGAATCTAAATTCAGTACTGAAATGAGGAATGCTATCATACAGGTAAGTAATTATCAAAAGCAAGTTAATAATCTAAATGCAGATATACAAAATGCTAGAATTATCGTTGCTCATCACGCAAAGTATATTCAAGACAATGTACCAGCTTCTGCTGAGGTTGAAGAACCTAAAGCTAAAGCTGAACCTAAAGTTGAAACAGAAGATGATTATGGTAATCCAACAAAAGAGTAATCATGAGAGTCGCCTAACACTAGGAAAAATATAATGGATGATATGAATAAACAAAGTAAAAGATTTTATGAAATTTTAGATGTAATAAAAGAATTACATGATAAAAAAAGGCATGATTATGGTGCAAATGAAGATATCTTTGCTAACTTTCGATTATCAGAATTATCGGGTATTTCTGCTTGGAAAGGTTCTGTTGTTCGTATGGGCGATAAGTATGCTCGTATAAGTAATTTCATCAAGAAAGGTGAATTTAAATTTAAAGAAGAAGGTATTAAAGATACCTTAATGGACATGGCAATTTATAGTTTAATTACCATGATACTATTTGAAGAAGAAGAACAGGAGACAAAACATGACAAAAGTAGTTGATATGACAAGTGTGGTCGAAGGCGATAACACTTCTCTAGAAGAATCAGGTATCGAAGTAATCGAAAATAAATTTGATATTGAATCAATAGGTGACCCAGAGCAACCTAGTGAGTTTGAGATTACAGATACTAAAACTGGTAAAGTTTTTACAGTAAGTGCTGATGCTTTAACAGGTGGCGACTATCATCAAGTCATAAGACATACAGATGATACAATACCTGAAAAGGATATCAAAAGATATTATGAAAATGCTATAGAAAAATTTAAGACAGGTAAACATAGATTGAAAGAATGGAATCAAGTTGGCTTAGATGAAGATTGGGTTAGAGACCTTTGGGAACAAGTAAACCCTGGTATTGACCTTGTTGATTCTTATATTGATGTATATAATGAAAGCACTAATAAAGTTAATCCTACTGCTAAAGTAGGTAACACATATACTGTTATTGTAAACTTAACACCAAACTTGCAACCAGAAGATGGTGGTACACTAGATTTATGGACACCTAATTTTACAGATGATATGAAAGCAATAGCAATTAATACGCCTTACGGAATTAATGGCGACCCAATCGTAAACATTGTGAAATCATGTTGGCCAAGACAAGGTCGTGTCATAGTCTTTGACTCAAGAATACCTTATACTTTAAGGTCTGTTGAGACTGATAAATTTAATGTATCAGTAGTATTTAAAGGCAAAGCATTTTCTAATTAAAGCTTGACAAATCGGCTCTGCTAGTATATAAATAATAGCATGGCAGATAAAACAGCACTCTT